ATTGGGTATGCGATTTTACAAGAAGATGGTATTTATGAGGTACAAAATGCAAATGAAGGTGAAAAAAGTATCGCAAAGTTGATGTTTGGAGAAGAAACCGACCCAGAATTCTAAAAAAGTACGAAAAAAAGTTGTTTTTTTGACAAAAAAGACTTATAATTACAATATATTAGTAATATAATTATTTATATGGCAAAAACAAAGAAAAATACAGACAAAGCTTCTATTCTTTTTATAGAAACTAAGAAAAGGGAAATGAAGGAAAGCAAGTATCGAAAAAATTTCGATAACTTAGCAATTGAGATTGATAAAAATTTGATGAATACTGCCGTTTCTTATGGAGAAAAACTTTATGAGAAAAGTGGCTGGGGTTCAATGGTATTTTATAACAAAACTTCTAACGGGTCATATGATATTAATGTGTACCCACAAAAAACATCAGAAAGAGATAAGAACGAATCTGGAGTACCTGTTTCACAGGAGCCAATTGCTTTTTCAAAAATTATGATTGCTACTTCAGTCCTAGCTGGAAAACTTCCAGATGCTAAAGTAGTTGCAGATAACAAAGTTTATGCCAAGGCTTCATATGAGTTATGGAAACGTAACTGGACTATGACCGGTGGTAATGGTGAGAATACTTTAATGTTGACTTACCAAAATTTATTTACATACGGTTGGGCTGCTTGGAGAATTTATCCAAGACGAGTTCAAGTAAAACGAAATGGTGTTGATAAAATACTATTCGATGATATTTATAGAGAACCATTAGAGCCAACAAGAACTTGGCTTGGTATTGGTTTTAGAAATGGTGACGTTTGGTCACAGACTGAAGTTTATTATGAGAAAGATATTACTAAGGAAGAGTTCCTTACTATGTATCCAGAAGCTAAGAAAAAGAGTAATCAAAAGAAATTACAATATTGTAATGTTTCAGATGAAGCTAAGGATGAAAATAATGAGAAGGCTACAACAAGTGTTACTATTGGTTATTATGAAAACGTTTTAACAAATAGATATGTTGTTACTTGTGGTAATATGAAAATCTACGATGGTGAATTACCAAATGATGGTTCTCACGGTTCAGTAGTAGTAGCAAGATGTTTTCAAAAAAATATGAATGACCCTTACGGTGTAGGTCTTTATGAAATGATGCGTGGTAATACAGCAATGTATACTTACATTAATTCATTAAATGCACAACAAATTGAAGCGGAAATTTCTCCGTTAATTTTTGGTACTCAAGTTCAGAATGGAACTAATACTTATAAGAGAGGTCCAAATGTAATTAACCCTAAGAATCCTGGAACAGATATTGACGTTGTAAAAACTTCTGGAAATGTTCAACAGGGAATTTTATATGGTGACAAACAGAAATCAAATATTGAAGACAATACTGGTATTAATAATATTGTAGCAGGAGCTGGAAGCGAAAGTACTTTAGGTTCTACAGTTATTATGAAAGAAGCTGCTTACAATAGATTAACTCCTCCTAGAAATTCAATGGTAGTCGGATTGGAAATGGATGCTCACATCGCTAATACTTGGATGAAGCAAACATATTCAGTTGATAAAATTTTTATGATTGACTCTGACGAGCAATTAGCAGAATTTCAAAAGCAAAATCCAGATTACTTTGTAGAGTCTCAAGATGTTTTAGACGACTTTGGTATTCCAGTTGGTAGAGTTGCTGCCGCTTCTCAAAATCTTAGATTGAATTTTGATTTTGATAAAGAAGGAAACGTTATGGATAACGTTGATACTCGACAGATTTCAGCTAAGGGATTATTTGATGAAATGAAGAACTCTGGAAATATGTCAGATTATATTGATTTCATTATTGACCCGGATTCAATGTTAATGCCTTCAATCGAAATTCAGAAGCAAACATTTATGGCATTGTTTCCAGTAATTACAAATCAGATTACTTTAATATATTCATTAAGAAACCAAGACCCAGAAGCAGCTGCTTCTCAATTAATGGCATTGGAAAAGATGCTTGAAATTCAAGGTGGAAATATTAATGATTATATATCAAAGTCTGATTACGAAGCTATCATTGCAAAACAACCTTCTGATATGCAGAAACAAATGCAAGAACAAGAAATGCAGAGAGCTGCTAAAGAAGCTGCGATGCTTAATAAAGCAGGCGGAGCTGGAACTGGTGGAGGAATGAATCCTGGACAAACTATGGGAGGTGATGGAACAAATCCATTGCAACCAGAAAATGCGGGTGAAGTGCCAAGACCACAAAGTCCAATGACTTCAGCAGTAGATGGTTCTTTAGGTAGAATTGCTTAACAAAAATTAAAGATAAATATATGGACGAAGGACAGACAATGGAACAAAGAAAAATGACACTAGCTGGTAGTGGTCAGGATGATGTTATTATTTCTTTAATGAAAGATTGTATAAAGCAATCACCATTAATTGGAAAAACACAATGGGACACTATTGTTAATGCAATTACATTGGATGTACAAGGTACTATGATGACATCAATGGTCGACAATCTTGAAAGTATTAGACAAGGAAGTTTACATAAAGAAGCAAATAAAAAATAATATTATGAAAGCAAAAGAACTAAAGAGAAAAGACTATACAATTCAAGTTGGATATTCAAAAGAATCTAAGAAAAAGAATTTATTGAAATTTATCCCTAAAGAAGGAACTCCATTTGAGATTGCTGCAGAAGAACTTTCATCAATGTTAATTGGAGGTGTGAATCAAGAAACATTAGAAGCTACATTTGTTGAATCAAATAAAGTAAACGTAGTTGAAGTTGGAAGACAGCTTGAATGTGTGCTTGACAAAGATATGAAAAAAGGTGATAAAATTCTTTTGAATTATGCTCATCCTTATCCATTAGAATTTGCTATCATCGAACAGGTGATGGGAATTGCTAAAATTAAAATGGAAGTACCGATGTTTGAATTATCAAAAGAATATATTGATAAAGTTAAAAAAGAATTAAAACCGGAACAAAGAAAGTTTATCGAAACATTCTATAAAAGTTTTAAGAATGTTGATTTAGATAAAAAATAATTAATAAATTAACCATCGACACCGTCCACGATACGGGCGGAAATCATATGGAAACAACAAAAACTCCAGAGGAGTTAAAAAAGATTGCTGATGCTAAGGCATTGGAAGATGCGAAAATTGCTAAGAATACAGTTAAATTAAAAAATGTTCTTGGAAAAGAAGTGCCATCAAAAAACTATTTCTATAATGGAATTACACCAGCTGGATTTGTAGGAGCTTGTGGTAAGTCAGTAGATAGAGAAGATTTAGTAGGATTATTTCACAAAGTTTTTAAACCTAGTGATAATATTTTATTCTACAAACAACTTGATAAGGAAGTTTACATTGTAATTATTCCTATTAAGTATTCAACAGAAATTGGAGATTTTAACGATTCATTTGGTGGTGATTTTCAAAAACACGCTATCTCATTTTTGAGTGAGGGGTCAGTTAATCTTGACACAATGAGAAAAAAGTTGGAAAGAATTAAAACGTTTGTGAATTATTCTGATAGATAAAAACTTGTAGAATAAGCTCAAACATTATATAATTAAATTAACCATCGGAGCCGTTCACGATACGAGCGGATAAACATATGGATGATATAAAAGAAGAAATAAAGACAGAAGTAACTCCCGAAGTTCAAGCAGTTATTGAAAATGAGGTAGCTGATGATGCTCAACTCGATAAAGAGATAGCTGAATCAATAGCTTCTGTTAAAGCTGGAAACGAACTAACTCCTGTAAAGGAGGAAGTCAAGGCAGCGGAAACTCCAGAGACTACACCAGAGGAAACTCCAGTAGTAACTCCAGAGGATTCAAAGCCGGAGGATGCCAGCACCCCTCCAGTTGATGAAACTAAAGAAGAAGAAGTTAAGCCAAAGGAAGGATACACATTTCGTGTTCCTAACAAAGGTAAATTTGAATCTGACGAGTCTTTTGAACAACGAGTAGCGTTGTTGGATTTAGTAAAGAAACGAAAGCTAGCTAATTCTGACGAGCAACGTCAACAGATATCAGATGACATTAAGTCAGCTAAGAGCAATCTTAAAAATCTTAATGGAACTGATAGGTTCGTTAATCCACTGAATGAAAAACCAGCGGAAATAGCTAACCCACCGATTGAAGACAACCCAGCTTTAGAAGCTGACAAAGAACGTCTTAAAGAATTAGGTGGAGCGACGAAAGAGGATATTAAAAATATCGTGCAACAAGAACGCTTAGCCGCAGATGTTAAGAGTACATTAGATAGTTTTATTGATAGACACATAGAGCTTGCAGATGAAGACACTAGAGAAGTTTTCTTTGACTTCGTTGATTCAAATTTCCAATGGAAAAATAAAGGAGGTAAAGAATTAATGACAGTTTTAGAAATGGCTAGTGAAACTATGTTCAAGCCTTCAGAGTCTATTCAAGAAAGAGTATTGAAAGGTGCAAACGTTCAAGAAAAAGTTAATGCTATGCAGTTCCCAGGTGGAACCGTAACAAAAACTGAATACTCTCCAGAACAACGTAAGGACTTAGATGAACTTATTTCCACTGGAATGTCAGAAGAAAAAGCAGTTGAACTTATATCGGATTAACCAATCCTTTAAAAGACAATATTTATGTCAACTGTAAAACAAGTGACAATAAAGAATACACGTCAATTACTTGATGCTAATAAAGCAGCTGCAACAGTAACAACTCTAGGAAGTATCCTAGCAATTACTGCTGGATTAGCTGTATTAGCTGACAGTGGTACTGTTAAAGGCGATTTGTTAGGTGTTTGTAACCAAACAATCGCAGAAGCAGACGCTTTGACTCGTGTTTCTTACATTGTGCCAACAGACGAAGATACTTATATCTTCCCAGTTACTAATAACTCTGATGCTACTCATAACGGGCAAGCTATGGTTCTTACTGACGAAACAGAAGTAAATAATACTGGAACTACCAGTGCTACCGGAATCGTTCTACAAGTAGAACCTTACGGAGCTGCTGCCGATAAATTAATTATCGGTAAGTTTTTGACTTTATAATTCATTCTAATTAAAAAAATATATGAACGGAACAATTAATGATTATGCTGTCATAGTAAACAATGTTTTAAAACACATTGCTCCAAAGACTACTCCAACAGTCGAAGCTGAATACTTGAAATATATGTATAAGGTGGATAACAACGAAAGAACTTATTCTGACGTTGGTGTTACTGGTCTAGGTATGGCACAAATAATTTCTGACGGTGGTATCGGTGCTTCCGACGCCCCAATCCAAGGTTATTCAAAAAACTATGTACAAATGCACTTTACAAAAAAAGTACGTTTGTCTTTCCAAGCAAATTTCTTTTTATTTGCTTCATCAGCCGCTAAAATCAAAGGGTCTGTAAAGTCCAAGGTTTTAGAAGGAAAGAACTCAATTCAACACGCTAAAAATTATTTAGCTCAATCTTTATTAGCTCAAGGTTTTGGAACTTCATTTACTTGGACTCCAATTAATGCTGTAGGAACAACAACTCCAGTATCAACTATTGGTGCTGATGCTGTTGAATATTGGTCTCAAGTTCATCCTCGTGAAGATGGTGGTGCTTCTTGGTCTAATGTTATCGTTGATGGTGCTACTGCTTCTCCACAGTTTACTTATTCATCTTTGTTAGCTGCTAGAAGACTTCATTCTGTAAAGAAAGATGGTCGTGGTAACCCAATGATTTCTGATTTAGATACTTTAGTATGTCGAAAAGGTTCAACAACTGCTCAATTCGCTAAGACTATTAAAGCTACTATTGCTAAAGGTTTGGCTCCTGCTCAAACTAATGTTTTCAACAATGCTCCAGCTACTGAAGTATTTAAAATTGTTGAATTATCTCCATACCAAAACTTAGGTTTAGATGGTTTAATGTGGGGTATGTTTGATTCTAAAATGGTTAATGAAGACTTCGGTTTTCTTTATATCGAAGCTTTGCCAACACGTGCTGAACCAGCTGTTGTTGACTTACTTGGTAACCAAGACTTAGTAATGAACTTTAATTCTTTAGCTGTTATGGGTGCTTCTGACCTTCGTGGTTGGATGTTTAGTGCCGGTGATTCTTCAACTACCTAAGGAGATTGCATAACTGTATAGTGTGTGTTATACTGAAATTATTATTAATTAATATTACTAAGTATGACACGCACTAAACAATGCAAAACTTGCGGGAAAGAGTTTAATAAAAAAGTAAATGTAAGTAAAAAAAAATGGGAGACAATGAAATTTTGTTCTCCAGAATGTCAAATAAAAGGAAGAATATATATAAAACCACGAGGTGGATTTAAAAAAGGAAATATTCCTTGGAACAAGGATTTAAAAGGAGTATGTTTAAATACTGGTAGAACTCATTTTAAAAAAGGACAAAGTGTTAGCCCAGCAACTCAATTCAAAAAAGGAGACACGTCTTATTGGAAAGGAAAAAAGAATCCAAATTTTACAGGACCAAATAACCCAAAATGGAAAGGTGGAATTACCCCGGAACATAAAAAAGTAAGGTGGTCACAGAAATATAAAGATTTTAGAGAAGAAATTTTTAAGAGAGATAATTATACTTGCAATGATTGTGGTAGAAAAAGAAAACCAGGAGATAGAGTAGTTTTAAATGCTCACCATAAAAAATCATTTTCAGATTATAAAGAATTGCGTTTTAAAAAATCAAACGTAGTAACACTTTGCGAGGAGTGCCATAAACTTAAACACAAAAAATTTTTAAATAGCTAACTTATATTAACAAAATAATAATATGGTTTTACAAGATGCTCACACAAAAAAAATATCAGCAGCAGTAGAAGTTTCTATAGGAACAGAAATTGTCGTTGCTGCAAAAGATGATGCTTACATCTATGTTCACGAATTAATGGGTGACTTAGGTGGAGTAGGTGATTTAACAATCTTAGCTGGTACTAGAATTTTAGGTAAATTTAAACTTGATGCTGGTCAGGGTATTACAGAACAAGATGAACCTGGAATGAATGGTGTTCCAAGATTTGAATGTAAGCCAGGAGAAGACTTTAAATTAACTGTTACCGGTGGAACTTTTAATGGTACAATTGATTATAGTTATAGATATTAATTAAAATTTAAAAATATGACTAACGAATTAACCAGAGAGCAAAAGGCTCAAGTAAAAACCTGGGCTGACCAAAGGGATGCCAGTTTATTAGAAAATAAAAATTTACAAATTGTTAATGATAAACTTCAATTAAAAAATAAAGAGTTAGTTATTTCTAACTCTGAAATTAAGTCTGGAATGGATATTATTCGAGGTAGAATTGAAGAACTTAAAATAAAAGAAAGTGAACTACCAAAAGTAATCTCTAAGGAGGTTGCTTTTCTTGAATCTAAAAAATCTTCACTAGAAGCTACGGTAACTTCATTATTTAAAATTAATGATATTTTAAGTGAACAAAAGATTTCTTTAGAATCTGATATTGAAAAAGCTTTAAATACTTTTGGAATAGTTAAAGATGAAGCTCTTTTATTAGAGAAAGTTACTGGTAAGGTTACTCTAGTAAGTAATAAAAATACTGAAAAAATTAACTCATTAGTTACTAATCTAAATAAAAGTTTAGAAGAAATTATTGCAGTAAATAAAAAGAATGTTTTTGAGACAAATATTGTTATTGATAAATTACCAAAAATGTTAATGGAAGCTCAAAGACACGGTTTAATCAAATCTAAAATATAAATATATGAGTGGATTATCAGGTGGAGGATTAGGAAGTAAAGTAGATGATACTAATAATATCTTAGAGTCTATTGATTTTGCTAATGCTAAAACTCACGAAGGAAAGCATTTTAAGGCAGGATATATGAATGAAGATTTAGATGATAACGATACTTTAGAGGTTTTATTTGTTACTCCTAATACTACTGAATAGTCTCATTGGTCTTTATCAGCAGAAGTAGTAGGGTATGCTAAGGTAGAAATATTTGAAGATACTGTTGCAACTGATAATGGAACTGCAATAACAAGACTAAATAGAAATAGAAATAGTTTAATAGAAGCTAGTACATTAACTTTTCATTCTCCAACAATTACAACTGATGGAACTAAACTTCTAACTAAGTTTTTAGGAAGTTTAACCGGATGGAGAGAAGCGGTCGGAGATAATTTTGTAGCAAGTAATCATTTCTTATTAAAACAAAATACTAAATATCAATTAAGAATGACATCAAAACTAGACAATACTATTGCAAAACTTGGTGGAGATTGGTATGAACACACTAATTTAATATAATTTTAAATAAAAATATATGGCATATTTAGCAAACAAATTAAGTGACCGAATGAACCTAGGTTGGTTTGCGACACCAGAAGCTCTTCGAGCTGCTTACCCAGTCGGAGCTGATGGATATTTTTGTGTCGTAGGTTCAACTGATAGTGTTTGGGTTTGGGATTCAACTACAAGTGATTGGATTGATACTCAAACAACCGGTCCAATTGGTCCAACTGGTCCAACTGGTGCAGACGGTTCAGCTACAAATACTGGTGCAACTGGTGCAACTGGTGATACTGGTCCTACTGGTTATACTGGTTATACAGGTCCTACCGGAGCTGCTTCTTTAGTTACCGGTCCAACTGGTTATACAGGTCCTACCGGAGCTGCTTCTTTAGTTACCGGTCCAACTGGTTACACAGGTCCTACTGGAGCTGATTCTTTAGTTACCGGTCCAACTGGTTATACAGGTTACACTGGTCCTACCGGAGCTGATTCTTTAGTTACTGGTCCAACTGGTTACACTGGTCCCACTGGTGCCGGAATTGACGGTGCAACTGGTCCAACTGGTTATACTGGTTACACTGGTCCTACTGGTCCTGAAGGTGCTGGTTCATCTGCTCTTGTTACAACAAGACTTGTTACTACAAACACTTCAAGAATGTATCCTGGAACTGATAATGTATATCAAATATTAACTACTACTCAAAATAGGTCAATAGAATTAGACACTGCCAGTGCTACTAATGGTGATAGATTCGTAATAAGAAACAATAATAGCTACACTACTGATGAAACTTTTGAAATAAAATCAGACACTACTTCACTTGATAGAATTTATGCGAATGGAGTAAAGGAATTTATTTTTGATGGAACTAATTGGCGTGGAAGTGATATTGGCTCTGGAACACTTACCGAAGTTGAAAATCATAATATTTCAATAGGTGAAAGTGCTAAGGCTTATAATAATGGAACTGCAGTTGGTTATGCAGCTAGTGCTTATATAGGTGCAGCTGCAGTTGGTTATTTATCTAATGGTTCTCTTTATGGAGCTGCAGTTGGTTATGCAGCTAATGGTTTTAATAATGGAGTTGGTATTGGATATAGTGCTGATGGTGAATTAAATGGTGTATCTATTGGAGCTTTTTCAGATACATTAAAAAATGAATATTCAATTGCATTAGGAAAGTATGCTTATTGTAGTAGATTCGGAGAAGCGCTTATTAATATGAATGGAAATCAGTCTAAAGAAGTAAATACAACAATTGGTTTTAGTGGAATAACTACAGACGATACTCCTCTTGAAATTTTTTGCGGAGGTAGGGATACTAAGAGATTTACAATAATAGCTAATTCAATAGTTTCTTTTATAGCTCAAATAGTTTGTAGAGATACTACTACTGGAGATTCTGCAATTTATCATTTTAAAGGTGGAATCAAAAGAGACGGTTCTAGTAATACAATTCTAGTAGGAGATTTAATTAAAGATGTTATAGCTGAAGAAGACTCTTCTTGGGATGTAAATATAACAGCAGATGATACTAACGAATCACTTAAAGTTACAGTGACTGGTGATGCCACAAATACAGTTGAATGGGCTGCTAAATTTTCTTGTGTAGAACAAAGAGCTTAGAATAATAATTAATTAAAATATATGTCAATAAAAAGAACTATTTATAGTAAGCCAATAGCAACTACAATTACTTCTAGTGCTACACCTACTATAAATACAGATAATTGTGATGCTGTTACAATAACCGCTTTAGCAGCTGCTATTACCTCAATGACTACTAATTTATCTGGTACTCCTACTAACTTTCAGAAATTAATAATTAGAATTAAAGATGATGGAACTGCCAGAGTTATTACTTGGGGAGCAAGTTTTCAGAGCGGAGCAGTTACTTTACCAACAACAACTGTTTTAAGTAAAGTTTTACTTGTTGGATTAATTTATGATTCAGTGGATTCAAAATGGACTTGTGATGCAAGTGAGTCACGAGCTTAATAAATATTATATAAGAATATGAGTTTACAAAGTTCTTTAATATCTTATTGGAAATTAGATGGTAATTCAGATGATTCAATAGGTTCTAATAATGGAAGCAATACTTTTATATCATATGGAGATATTTACGGTAAGATAAATAATGGTGCAAATTTTTCTGCTACTGGTAGTAGAATAACATTATCTTCAATATTATCTAAAAGTAAAGGTAGTATAAATATGTGGTTTAAAGCTTCTTCTTTTTCTGTTGGTAAAATACTTTTTTCAGATAGAAGTACAACTGCTTTGCAGGGAGCTTTTCAATTACAAGCTGCTTCAGATTCTAAGTTAAAGTTATTAGTTTATGGTGAATCTACTTGGAGCATAAACATAGAGTCTGCAAATACTTTTTCCGTAAATACTTGGTATATGGTAACTTGGACTTGGGATGCTACAAATGGTCATAAATTATATGTTAATAAAACTCTATGGGCTTCTTCAAGTACCATTGAAGCTCCATTTACTGGTAGTAACGATGTTCTTATTGGTAATTTATATGATGGTAATTATGGTATTGCTAAGTATATGGATGAGGTAGGATTATTTAGTGAAGCGATAACGGTTGCAGAAATTACAACATTATATAATGATGGTGATGGAAAACAACCTCCTTTTTCAACAACAAATTTCTTTAATTTATTTTAAAAATAATATAAAAAAATAACAATAATGTTTAAGTTAATCGAACAATACTCATTTAAAATATCAATAGGTATAGCTTTAGTAGTTATATTATTCTTAATAAGAATGTCGTCTAATTTTACTGTTTGGAAAGTGTCTACTGAAAACGATATTAAGACTATGGCAGCAACTCAATTTAATGTAATAACTAATTGTGACAAAACAACTGAAAGAGTTGCTAAATTAGAATTAGAAAAAAACAAGGCTGATATTCAAAGAGCCGAAATGAATATTAAACTAACTAATATTGAATTATTAGCTTTAGAAATAAAAGAAAGATGGGTAAGATAATAATTTTAAACATATGGAAGAACAGAACTTATTTATTTGCAGGGTTAAAAAAAATAAAAAAGATAATAATGATTTTAGATTACAAGGAATTAGAAAACCAATAGTAATATCTAAAAAATATTTTGATTTTGTTGATAATTTTCCACCAAAAAATCAAGGTAGGTTGGGTAGTTGTTCTGCTCAAGCTGGTACACACCATAAAGAACGACAAGAAGATGTTGCCGGTTCTGCTCGGTTTGGTATGACTATGTCAAAAAAACTTGAAGGCAATAAAAAAGAATGGGGTTATACTAGAAATATTTTTAGTGCATATAGTAAGTATGGAATGTGTGAAGAAATATTATACCCAGAGCCAAAAATCAATATTCCTTGGGTTGAATATATAAACGAAGCATTAATTACTGATGCTATGTATAAAAACGCTTTAAAGCATCGTTCTAAGTCATACTGGGGTATGAGTAACGAAGTAGATTCTTTAAGAAGAGAATTAATGGAAGGTAAAAAAACTAAAAGAACGGTTGCCTTAGCGATGAATTGGTATAAACATTTTAACAATGGTTTTATTGGCAACGCTGGAGTATTACCATTTTCAAATTTTGGTAAATTTGTTGGAGGTCATTTAGTAGAGATTGTTGATTATGACGATTATAGGGAAGAATTTAAAATAAAAAATAGTTGGGGCAAAGGTTATGGTGATAATGGTTATTGTTATTTGCCATATTCTATATTAAAGAAAGTTTTTTTAAATGCTATGACTTCTTTAGACATACCTAAAGATTGTGCAGTAGATGCTAAATATGGAATAAAAAGAACTACTAAATCTGGAATGAAAGAATGGGCTATGTTTTTTAATATATGGCTAATGACTAAGATTGGAAGAAGACCAAACACTAGAGAAATTTATGCACTAGTTTATGGTAAATGGGATTATGAAGCAGTATTTAAAGGACGTGTTGGAAATGAATGGTTATTCAATATTAAGAAATTTAATTAACTTAAAATATAAATATGAAAACATTATTAGAATATTTAAACGGTAAAAAATCTACTATTTTAACAATCGCAGCATTATTAAATGTAACTCTTTTGGCTGAAGGAATTATTAATAATAATTGGGCTTACTTTATTGCAGGTACTTTAGTAGCTTTAGGTGGTACAGCTAACTTAATTTCAAAAAAGTTAAGACTTAAATAATTTTAAAAAAATAATATTATGAAAAAGAATAAAGTAAAAAAAGGTATTAAGAATATCTTTAAAAATAAAAAAGTAGTTGAAGAAACTCCAGTTGAAGAAACTCCAGTTGAAGAAACTCCAGTTGAAGAAACTCCAGTTGAAGAAACTCCAGTTGAAGAAACTCCAGTTGAAGAAACTACAGTTGAAGAAACTACAGTTGAAGAAACTCCAGATGTTTTTAATTCTGATAACAACTTAAAAGCTCAAGGTACTCCTAGCTTTTTATAGTTAATTAACATTTAATCGCAAATAAATGAAAAAACCTAAATTTAGTGTGGCTCTAATAGCTCGTAACGAAGAATTAACCTTACCAAGACTTATTGGTTCCTTAAAAGAATTTCAAGAGCGTGGTGGAGAAATATGGGTATTAGACACTGGCTCAACGGATAAAACCATTGAAGTAGCAAAAAGTCTCGGATGTAAAGTAGAAGCTGTAGGTGATAAGTTTAAAATTAATATTGATGAAGAATTAGCTAAAAAAATTAATGATAAATTTATAGTTGAAGGTGAAGAGCCAGTTGTAAAAGCTGGAGATTCTCTTTTTGATTTTGCTTCTGCAAGAAATCACATTTCAACATTCCCGGGAAATGATATGATAGCAACCCCAGATTGCGATGAGATTTATACTAAATTAGATATTGATAAAATAGATAAAGCGATAAGTGATGGCGTAGAACAACTCGAATATAACTTCGTGTTTTCTCACGACAAGGAGGGGAATCCAATAATTAAATTTAGACATTGTAAATTTTACGATAGAAGAAAGTTGAAATGGCGGGGTGTGATACACGAAATACTAAAAGGAACTGCTAATAAAAAATTCTTTGAAGAAAGCGAAATAAAATTAGAACATTATCAGAACGAGAAAACTAATCGTACTGGTTATATAAAAGGTCTTGCAATTGATTGTTTTAATAATCCTGATAACGACAGAAACTCACATTACTTTGCAAGGGAAATGTTTTATTTAGGTAGAACAAAATCGGCTATTAAAGAATTTAAGAATCATATTT